CTTCGTCATCGCGCGAATGTATACCAACGGTTAAAAATAAGAAGAAACCATCGGTATTGATTAAAAATTAACAGATGGTTAATATCGGCCTCATCTACAACCGAGGCCTGATCATGAACGAGACCCCCCTCGACAAGTTTGTTGCTGAAAAAGGGCAGTCCGAGGCCGCAAGGCTTCTTCGTGTCACCGCCCCGGCAATTCACAAAGCGCTCATTGCGAAACGGGACATCCGCGTCCTGGAACTGCCCGACGGCACGTTTCAGGCCCAGGAACAGCGTCCGTTTCCATCCCAAAAATCTGCAGCCTAATCCTTTTCGTACAACCAAGGAGCAAACCCCGTATGGGCTTTAAAGACCCCCTGAATCAGCGCAGAGATATCGCTCGCAAGATTCGTCTCTATCCGCTGCTTGATCGCCAACTGCAACGCGCCGCCGACAAAAGCCGCCGCGAATACGCGACCTACCTGTTCGAGATGCTTGAGTGGGCAGCGGTCAACGGCGCTATCGAGGCACTCATGCCCGAGGATCTCAAGGATCTCAAGAATATCGCGGGCTAGAGCCCCTCAGGAGGGCACGAATGCAATTCACAGAAGAAAACGTGCCGCCAGAGACCCGCGCCAAGGTTCACCAGCTCATGGAGGCACGAGGGTGGACGTTTGAAGAGGCGGTAAACGAGATCCTTCTTGAGGCGATCACCTCAGGGGCAACGGTTTTCGTTGGCAGGCATAAGGCACCAGTTCTGGAGCTGGTGGGACGCAAGAGGCCCTCAACCGGATAGATGAGGCCCTCACATAGGGCCTGAAGAAGGGCTCACTTTTCGGCAAGCATAAAAAAACCACCGGACGAGGGTGGCTTTTTCAACAGCAAGAAACAACTGGAGCAAATCATGCACCAATCCAACCAAACGATCAATACCCCGGCCATTGTCGCGACACGTTTCGCCGGATCTGAAAGTGTGTCGCGCAAAACGATGTCCTCGCGGGAGATCGCCGATCTGGTGGAGGCGCGTCACAACGACGTGATCACCACTATCGAGCGCCTCTTCAGCAAAGGGCTTTTACGATCAGATCGTATAACCCGAAGAGAGGCCACCGGCGGACGTCCGATCGATGTTTACGACCTGGTCGAGCGTGACACGCATCTGGTGGTTGCCGGATACAGCGACGAACACCGGGCTCGGGTTATTGATCGATGGCAGGAGCTGGAAGTCCAGGTCGCCCAGCCGCAGCAGCTCACTACGATCGAGATCCTGCAGATCGCTATGGAGTCTGAAAAGGCCCGCTTGCTGCTAACCGCCCAGGTGGAGGCCCAGGCCGAAAAGATCCACTCCATGGAAAACCTGTTCAAAGAAGGCATGACCCACACCCAGTTCTGCAAGGGCCTGAATGGGGTCAACGTCATGCAGGTGGGCAAGTACCTAGAGACCCGGAACTGGCTCTACAACGAGAGCAAGACCGGCCTGCGCCTGCGCGTGGCGTCCTATGCCCGCGACAAGTACATGACCGAGCACCAGCACGAAGTCACTCCCCACGGCAAAGAGCCGTTCGTTTCATTCACGCCTGTCCTGTTGAAGAAGGGTGCCGCCCGGCTGTACGACCTGTACCTCGCCGGCGAGCTGCCAATGAAGAAGACCTGGGACGGTCTGTTCACCCACGACAAAGCGTTGCGAGGTGCGGCGTGAGCATGGGTCTTATGGTCGCCGCGATGAAGCTTCGCGTAGGTAATCCATTGCGCAAGCTGGTACTGATCAAACTGGCCGACAACGCGAGCGATATAGGCGAGTGCTGGCCGTCGTATCAGCACGTTGCTGATCAATGCGAGATCAGCAAGCGCTCAGTCATGAACCACATCACAGCGCTGTGCGCGGCAGGATTATTACGCAAGGAAATTCGCAAAGGCGGCCCCAAAGGAAACTCCTCCAACGTTTATTTCCTAACCCTCGAAGGTGGTGCACCTCCTGCACCAGGGGTAGTGCAGCAGATTCACCAGGGTAGTGCAGCAGGTTCACCCCCTAGTGAATCTCCTGCACCAGGGGGTAGTGCAGGAGCTGCACCCAGAACCAGTCACTCTTCTGAATCAGTCATTGAACCGGTCATTGAACCAGTTACGCCCCAGGCTGCCGCCAAGGTCGTGACCGGGCAAGTTGTGCCATTCGCTCCCCAGCAGCCACGGGTTGAGATTCCCGTCGATATGCCTGGGCCCAAAGACCAGGCCTGCAAAACGTTCAAGGTCTGGGCGAACTACGCCATGGCCTACCGCAAGCGCTACAGCGCCTGGCCAGTATGGAACGCCAAGGCAGGCAAGCAAATGGCGCTGCTTGTCGACCGCCTCGGCGCCGACGTTGCCCACCACGTTGCTGCCCACTTTCTGAAAACTAGCGACGCCGCCGTCCTGCGTAAGTGCCACAGCCTCAACGAGCTGCTGGCGAACGCCGAGAGCTATCACACCCAATGGGTCACTGGACAGCGCATCAACGGCACAACCGCCCGCCAGATGGAACGGACCGAGGCGAATCTCTCCGCAGCAGAACAGGCAGCTCAAATGGTCCTGGCGAAGCGCCAAGGAGGTGACCGCAATGAGTATCTCTGAAATGAACGACCAGCAGGTCGCCGGGCTCGCTGCTGCGATCTGCGCTACAGCCGAAGCCATGGGCCAGGAAATGAACCCAGGCACCGCGGCGATGATGGCAGAGGACCTATGCGCTTATCCGGTACCAGTGGTCAAGGCTGCTCTGAAGGCCTGCCGTTTTGAGGTGAAGGGCAAGCTCGCCATGGCTGACATCCTTCAGCGCGTCCAGATTGCCGATGGTCGCCCCGGCAAGGACGAGGCCTGGGCCATTGCCATGACCACCAACGATGAATTCGAAACTGTAGTGCTGACCGATGAGATCCAGTTGGCCCTGGCCGCAGCCAAGCCTGTTCTCGATGCCGGCGACAAGGTCGGTGCACGCATGGCGTTTATCAGTGCTTACGAGCGCTTGGTCAGCCAGGCGCGTGAGGACAACACGCTCGTCAACTGGCACGTATCCGTGGGTTTCGATGCGAACCGCCGGGTGCAAGCCATCACCAAGGCCGTGCAGATGCAGCGGATCCCCCAGGAGCACGGCCAGAAGTATCTGGTGGACCTGAGTATTGAACCGGTCACCGAGGACGGGCGCGTTATTGCCGGCCTGCTCACTGGCGAGGTCTCCCGGCCCACGCCGAGCCTGCGCGAGAAGCTGGGAAAGGTGAAGGCCTCGATGCTTGCGATGCGAAAGGCATCGGCCGAGGAACAAACAGAACTGCGAATTCAGGCCGCAAACGAACTTGCGGATCGGCGAGCGCTGCTGATCCAGCAGGCCCGCAAATTGGAAGGGGAGAGGGCGCCTCAATGACCATCGACAAACAAAAACTCCAGAAGCTGCTGTGGGCCGAGGCCGCGTCATACCGGGCTGACTGCGCAGACTGGAAGCTCAATACCGAGGCGCTGCAAGAGTTCCTGGGCGAGAGGACGCTTGAGGAAGTGGCGTTGGAGCTGCTGGCCGAGATCGAGGCGCTGCGCGGAGATGCGGTGCAATGGCGGGCTCTTGTTGCGCGGGCGAAGAGCCCGTTAAGCAGTGCGGTGCTCTCATGAATCCCGAATACACCATCCGCGACCAGCGCGACGTGAACCGCCTGGCCGGCGTCCTGCACGCAATCGACCTAACCAAACCCAAGGTGGTGATCATCCGCGACGAGAAGCGTCCGGACGTTTGCAATCGCAAAATGTGGGCAATGCTCAAGGACGTCTCCAGCCAGGTCGAGTGGTACGGCAAGAAGCTCAGCGATGAGGACTGGAAGCACGTCTTCAGCTCTGCGCTCCAGAAGCAGGATGTGGTGCCCGGCATCGACGGCGGCTATGTCGTCCTGGGCGTATCTACCCGCAAGCAATCCCAGAAGTGGTTCAGCGATCTGTTCGAGCTGATGCACGCCTTCGGCGCCGAGCATGGCATTCGCTGGACGGAGCAGGACAAGTGGGGAGGTCGCTACTGATGCTCGCCGCTAAACAACGCCGCGCCAAGAAGTGCCGAGTCGCAGAGTGCGGGGCCCCATTCGTCCCGCAACGCCTCGGGCAGCGCGTATGCAGCCCGGCCTGCGCCATCCTCGACGCGCCCACCAACCAGGCAAACCAGGAGAAGGCTCGCAAGTCCCTGGCCCAGGTCGAGCGCCGGGAGATCAAGGTACGCAAGGAGAAGATCAAGTCACGCACCCAGCACCTGAAGGACGCCCAGACCGCATTCAATGCCTGGATCCGAGGGAGGGATATCGGCCTGCCGTGTGTGAGCTGCGGAAGGCATCACAACGGCCAATGGCACGCTGGGCACTACCGGACCGTCGGCGGCAACCCAGAACTCAGGTTCGAACCGCTCAACGTCTGGCGCCAGTGCGCCCCGTGCAACAATCACAAGTCCGGCGACATCGTGAACTACCGCATTGAGCTGGTGAAGCGCATCGGCGCCGAGGCGGTCGAGTGGCTGGAAGGCCCTCATGAGGCCAAGAAGTACACCATCGAGCAACTGAAGGCGATGACCGCCGAATACCGGGCCAAGACCCGCGAACTGAAGAGGGCTGCAGCATGATCTATCGCAACGTGATTTCCGCAGTGGTCCGGGCCCTGGCCGCGGAGACTATCAACTCCGCCGGCGGCTGCGACTTCGAGCCGAAGGTACAGACCAGCAAGCTCAAGGGCGAGATATCCGGCAAGGACGCCACCCTGCTGGCCGACTGCATCGTCCACAAGTTGCTCCATGCTCAACTGACCCCGCGGCAGTGGAACGCCCTGGTCGCCAAGTACAGCACCCAT